CCCACTACGCTGACGGCTTCTGAAAAAGTGGCTATCTATAAAGCTCTAAACCTTTCTCTGACAAACCATAACGCACAGGAAGTGGCGGCACAGAGCCGTTTCTATGCGGAGCTGAGTAAGAAAGGCTACAATGCGTTGCTGGATTATAACGACAAGGATTATTCCAGCTATCATGCAAAGCGCCCGATGATCGTGTTTGATACAGATTCTGTCCGCCTGCAATCGGTGACAGAGACCAATCCGAAGGTCGTGGACAAGCTGTATATGCGTTACAACGCCGAGCGAATTGCAAAAGAAGTGGGAGCAAACACAATCGGCTACGTTTCCAAGCTGGGCAACAAGACGGTTTCGGAGTGCTCCGCTTACATGGAACGCAAGATGAGCGATTATTTGAGTTAAGGAGGAAAAAATCAAAATGGAGATGAACATTGGCTCCAGGCTGAAACATGCGTGGAACGCCTTTCTGAACCGGGACCCTCCCGGAAGCGAGTATCATGGAGGCGGCTACAGTTACCACCCTGATCGGATGCGCTTTTCTCGTGGAAGCGAGCGCACCATTATCAATGCCATCAACAATCGTATTTCGCTCGATGCATCATCCATTAAGATTAATCACGTAAAGCTCGATGAAAATAATCGCTTTGATTCGATTATTGATTCGGGCCTTAATTATTGTCTGACTACGGAAGCCAATGCCGACCAGACCGGCCGAGGGCTGATTCAGGACATCGTGATGACCTTTTTGGAAGAGGGCGTGGCGGCAGTTATCCCGGAGAAAACAAATTTTGACCCACGTTATAGCAATAGCTATGAAATCTACTCCATGCGTGTTGGTGTACCCGTAGAGTGGTATTCAGATCGTGTGCGAGTACGGGTCTTCAATGAATTGACCGGTCAGAGGGAGGAGATTACTTTCCCGAAGAAGATGGTTGCGCTCATTGAGAACCCATTTTATTCGGTCATGAACGCACCGAACTCTACCATGCAGCAGTTGGTGCGAAAACTGGCATTGCTGGACGTGGTAGATGAACAGGCCGGTAGTGGGAAACTGGATATGATTATTCAGCTTCCTTATGTTATTAAGACGGATGCTCGCAGAAAGCAGGCAAATGAGCGGCGGGAAGAAATCGAAAAGCAGCTTTCCGGCTCTAAGTATGGTATTGCCTATACGGACGGTACGGAGCGTATCGTGCAGCTGAATCGAAGCCTCGAAAACAACATTCTGAAATCCATCGAATACCTGACGAACATGGTATACAGTCAATTGGGTGTGACACAGGAAATCCTGAATGGTACAGCGGACGAGAAAACGATGAACAACTACATGAACCGCATTATCGAGCCGGTCGTATCGGCCATTGCAGACGAGTTTAATCGGAAGTTCCTGACAAAGACTGCCCGTACACAGGGCCAGAGCATCATGTGTTTCCATGATCCGTTCCGTCTGGCACCGGTAAGTATGATCGCGGAGATGGCGGACAAGTTTACCCGTAACGAGATCATGACCCCGAATGAGATCCGGCAGGTTATCGGTATGAAGCCCTCGAAGGACCCGAAGTCCGACCAGCTTGTAAACCGTAACATTGCTTCGGCTGATGAGGGAATGCCCGTTCAGGGCAAAGAAAATGATGCTGATGAGCAAGCTAATGCAAATCAGCAGGAAGGAGTGCGAAAAATTCAAAATGGCAATCAATTTCGATTATGACTTTTCCGGTTGGGCAACTAAAGCCAATGTGAAGTGCTTTGATGGCCTGACTATTGCACCGAATGCTTTCAAGGAATGTGATGGTCAGATGGTTCCTGTCGTGTGGAACCATGATCATTCCAGCCCGGACAATGTGCTGGGTCACGCATTGCTGCAAAACCGGAAAGATGGTGTGTATGCCTATGTGAAGATGAACGACAGTCCCAGTGGACAGACTGCCAAGGCTTGCGTGGACAATGGCGACATTGACGCAATGTCTATCTATGCCAACGACATCCAGAAAGCCGGAAAGACTGTGACGCATGGTATGATCAAAGAACTGAGTCTGGTTATCGCCGGATGTAACCCCGGTGCTCTGATTGATGAGGTCGTGAAGCACAGCGCGGATGGCACCGAAGAGGACAGTTCCGAAGCCTTCATTTATACCGATTCTGGTTTGAGCCTGAAGCATGGGCTGGACCCGGACGATAACTTGCTGGAGGACGAGGATCTGCAGCACTCGGATGATTCCAGCGAAGGTGATAAGGAAAAGAAAGGAGAAACCAAGATGGCTGACGCCAACGAGAAGACCGTCAAACAGGTATTTGATACCCTGACGGAGGAACAGAAGAACGTGGTTTACGCAATCATCGGTTCTGCCCTGGATGACGGCAAGGACGGTGAGGGTAACAATAACGATAACAACGATGGTGAGGAGGAAAAAACTATGCACCACTGCTTTGAAAACAAGAAGGATGGCACCGTGCTGAAGCACAGCCTGGATGAGATCAACAATGTGGTTAAGGGCGCAAAGACCAGCGGCACCATGAAGGCTGCCTTTGCAAATGCCGGCATCGAGGACAGCGAGGTTGATGCACTGTGCCACGGCATTGACAACATCGACTACCTGTTCCCTGAAGACCACCTGCTGGACAACCCGCCCCGCATCATTGATACCCCGGATGACTGGGTGAGCGATGTTATGAGTACCGTTCACCATGTGCCGTTCAGCCGCATCAAGAGCCAGTTTGCTGATCTGACTACCGAAGAGGCACGCGCCAAGGGTTACATGAAGGGCAACTATAAGACCGAAGAGGTGTTCGGTCTGCTGCGCCGCTCCACTGGTCCGACCACGGTTTACAAGAAGCAGGAGCTGGATCGTGATGACGTGATCGACATTACTACCTTCGATGTGGTGGCTTGGCTGCGCAACGAGATGCGTTACAAGCTGAACCGTGAGCTGGCACTGGCTTATCTGCTGGGCGATGGCCGTACGGCAGCAACTCGTGATAAGATCGACGAGAACTGCATCCGTCCTGTGCTCACCGATGCCGACCTGTTCACCATCAAAGTGGCAGTGAAGACCACTGGCCTGAAGGACACTGAGAAGTACAGCACTCTGATGGACGATGTTGTTCGTGCTCAGGAGAACTACCGTGGCACCGGAACCCCGACCATGTACACGACCAAGAAAAATCTGACTGAGATGCTGCTCCTGAAGGATGGCATTGGCCGTCGTCTGTACAAGGATGTGGCAGAGCTGGCGCTGGCCATGTGTGTGAAGAAGATCGTTGTGGTGCCTGAGATGGTTGGCCGCAAGGGTCCTAAGGGCGGCGAACTGGCCTGCGTGATCGTGAATCTGGCCGACTACACTGTTGGTGCCGACAAGGGCGGTGCCGTGAGCATGTTTGATGACTTCGACATCGACTTCAATGCTCAGAAGTACCTGATTGAAACCCGCTGCTCCGGCGCACTGACCACCCCGTACAGTGCCATCGTTGTGGAGTTTGCGGCCTAAAAGGAGGAAAAACAGATGGAAAAGATCTACGAAACTGGTAAGGACCAGCATGTTGCAAGCTACATCGTTTATGGCCATACCGATGGTAAGGTGTATGCCGATGCTGAGCATGAGAAAACTGTCACCAAGGCAGAGCTGGCTCACGCTTTCGAGCTGGGCCGCCTGATCGTGAACGATGGCACCGACCTGCTGATGGCCGTGGCTTATGGCAGCACTGGCGTGAAGACCCTGACCAAGTCCACCAATCTGGACTTCAAGACCTGGACCGCTTCCGCCAAGGAGTAATTTCTTTTACGCATTGAATTAGATACTTCTAACTTCAAAATGGAGTGAAATGCTATGAGCAAATGGTTTGGAAAAATCGGTCTGGTGCAGACAGTTGAAACGGAGCCGAGCATCTTTGAAGAAAAAGTGACCGAGCATGATTGCTATGGCGAGCTTTTAAAGAATACCCGACGTGTCCAGACTGCCGACAAAGTAAATGACGACCTAACCATCGCAAATACTTTGAGCATCCTGGCCGACCCGACGTTGTATAAGCACTTTGACTCCATCAAATATGCAGAGATTATGGGTGCTAGATGGAAAGTGACAGAAGTGCAGATCGACTATCCGCGGCTGACACTTACCCTGGGAGGACTGTACAATGGCGGAACCCCGGCAGAAACTTGACGCTATTTTGCGCCAAATCGTAAAAGATGCGTGCGGTAAAGAGAATGTGTACTACCACCCCCCGGCAAATCTGCGAATGAGTTACCCATGTATCTGCTATGAACAATCTAAAATACAGAATGCCGCTGCCGATAACAGAGTTTATTTGCAGCGGATTTTTTATCAGCTGACAGTCATCGATTCACGACCGGATTCCAAAATAACGAAAGCACTTATGCAAATGGCTAAGTGCCACTATGACCGGCCGTACAAGGCTGATAATTTGTACCACGACGTTATAACGATCTATTTCTAAAAAGGAGGAAACTCGAATGGCAAAAATCGAATGGGATAAGACCGGCGAGCGCAAGTACCAGCTGGGTGTTAGCAATGTTGCTCTGTATAAGCAGGACAAGGGCGCTTACCCCAAGGGTGTGGCATGGAACGGCATTACCGCAATCAAGGAGAGCCCGGATGGCGCTGATGCTACCGACCTGTGGGCCGATAACATCAAGTACGGCAGCATCCGTGCAGGCGAGAAGTATAACTTCACCCCGGAGGCCTACTTCTATCCGCCTGAGTTTGGCGAGTGCGACGGCAGCGCGGAGGTGGCTCCTGGCGTGACCATCAGCCAGCAGAAGCGTAAACCCTTTGGTCTGACCTGGCAGACCCTCATTGGCAGCGATGAAGATGATGAGCTGGGCTTTACCCTGCATCTGGTGTGGGGCGCAACTGCATCTCCTTCTGAACGCAGCCACGAGTCCTACAATGACAGCCCGGACGCTGAGACCTTCAGCTGGGACTGCGATACCACTCCTGTCAAGGTGACTGGCTATAAGCCCACCGCCCATATGGAGCTGGATAGCACCAAGGTGCCTCAGGCCAAGATGGAGAAGCTGCTGAACATTCTGTACGGCACTGCCAACACCACCCCGTATCTGCCGCTGCCGGATGAGGTTATCAAGCTGATGACCACCTGATCCATTCAAAATGGAATCGACTTTGTAAAGGAGAAAGAAAAATGATTACCGAAACTCTGACCTATGTGGACTTTGGCGGTACCGAGCGTACCGAAGACTTCTATTTCAATCTGACTGAGGCAGAAGTGCTGAACCTGTCGCTTTCCAAGGAGGGCGGCATGGAGGCGTACATCAAGAAGATCGTGAACGCCAAGAGCCAGCTGGAGTTGGTTAAGCTGTTCCAGGATGTTCTGCGCATTTCCTACGGCAAGAAGAGCGAGGACGGCCGTCGCTTTGAGAAGAGCCCGGAGATCTTTGCAGATTTCGAGGCTACTCAGGCCTATAGCGATTTCTACATGTCGCTTGTCACCAATACGGAGAAGGCAATTGCCTTTATCAATGGTCTGTGCGATACCAAGCCTACGAAGGCTGAACCCGCACCTCAGATCGCAGGCAATGCGCCTATCGCACTGCCTAACGGCTAACATTTAACAGCACAGGGAGGCAGGCAGAATGCTGAAAATCACAATTCCTAACCAGGAATATTGGGATGCACGAACGCAGGAATTTGTGCAGCTGAACGCTGTAACGCTCCGGTTAGAGCATTCGCTTGTCTCCCTGTCTAAATGGGAAATGAAGTGGCATGTTCCTTTTTTCGGTAACGATTCACTGACAAGGGAACAGATGGTCGATTATGTTCGGTGCATGACGGTTACGCAAGGTGTTGAGCCGAGCGTGTATCTTCGACTGACAGAATCGAACATGGCAGCCATTTACAAATATATGGATGAACCGATGACGGCTACCTGGTTTCCGGGTGAGCCAAAACCGTGCGAGCCCAGAATACCGCAGAAGAGTAAGCCTCGCCCGAAGATCAAGGTGAAAGTAAAAGCCTTGACAAGCGAGGCAATTTATGCGCGTATGTTTGCCGCCCACATTCCCTTGGAATGCGAAAAGTGGCATCTTAACCGACTATTCACGTTGATTCGAGTTTGCAACGAGGAACGGAAGCCGCCTAAGAAGATGAGCAAAAGCGAGGCTCTTAGCAGACAGCGTGCATTGAATGAAAAACGCCTGAAGGAATTTGGTACGAGGGGATAAACGATGCCAAAAGTGGTGATGTTTCGACAAAAAGGCGATTTCAGGCGAACGAGCGATTTTTTGAAACGAGCCAACAGACTGAATTTGGATGCAATCCTGAATCAGTATGGTCAGGAAGGTGTGGAAGCATTGCGTGCAGCAACGCCGAAGGACACCGGAACAACTGCAAACAGCTGGAGTTATACCGTTCATAAGGGGACAGGCTCTATCACCATAACATGGTCGAACTCGAACATTGTGGACGGTGTGCCCATTGCGGTAATTCTGCAATACGGACATGGTACCCGAAACGGCGGGTATGTGCAGGGAACAGACTATATCAATCCGGCGATGAAGCCGATTTTTGATAAAATCGCTCAGCGAGCATGGGAGGAGGTAAAGAGAGGATGAGCAGGGAAGTCGATGAGCGTGTTGTTCAAATGCAATTTGACAATGCGCAATTCGAGAGAGGCACCCGACAGACCATGGGCACCTTAGAAAAGCTGAAGCAGTCACTTCAGTTCAAAGGCGTAGAAAAAGGGTTTGAGCGCATTAGCTCTGCCTCCCAAAAGGTCGATTTTTCGGAAATGACCAAAGCGCTGGAGTCTATTGAGAGCAAGTTTTCGGCCGTTAATGTAATTGCCGTTACGGCACTGACCAACATTACCAACAAAGCCATCGCGACCGGAGAACGACTCGTAAAGGCTCTGTCGCTTGACCCCATTATTAGTGGCTTTCAGGAATACGAAACCCAGATCAATGCAGTTCAGACGATTCTGGCGAACACGTCGAGTAAAGGTACTACGTTGGACCAGGTCAATGCTGCGTTGGACGAACTGAACCACTACGCTGACTTGACGATCTACAATTTTACGGAAATGACCCGTAATATTGGTACATTTACAGCAGCAGGTGTTGATCTGGATACATCTGTTGCAGCCATTAAGGGCATTGCCAACCTTGCAGCTGTATCTGGTTCGACCAGCCAGCAGGCTAGTACCGCCATGTACCAGCTTTCTCAGGCACTGGCTTCTGGTACTGTAAAGTTGCAGGACTGGAACTCTGTGGTCAACGCAGGCATGGGTGGTCAGGTATTCCAAGACGCGCTGAAAGAAACGGCTCGTGTGCATGGTGTCGCCATTGACAGCATGATTGCAAAAGAAGGTTCCTTCCGTGAAACCTTGTCCAAGGGATGGCTGACTTCTTCTATTCTGACCGAGACGCTTCAGAAATTCACGGGCGATCTCAATGAGGAAACTTTGAAATCCATCGGCTATACCGATGAGCAAATCAAGAAAATCATGGAGATGGGCAAGACTGCAAACGATGCTGCAACGAAGGTTAAAACTTTCAGCCAGCTGAAAGACACCTTGGCAGAGGCATTGCAGTCCGGCTGGACCCAGACTTGGCAGACTGTTATCGGTGACTTTGAAGAGGCAAAGGAGCTTTTTACAAAGTTCAGTGATGTGTTTTCAGACCTGATCAATAAGTCGTCCGAAGCCCGTAATACGGTGCTGGAGGGCGGTCTGAACAGTGGCTGGCAGCAGTTGAGCACCGCACTGGGCGACAGTGCTGACTTTTATAGTCGGATGCTGGAAAAGGTCATGCTTGCAAATGGTTCTATCAGCCAAAAACAGATCGATGATGCCGGTAGTTTTGCCAAGGCTTTGCAGCAGGGCGGTGCTTCAGCGGAGCAGCTTCAAAATGGATTGAATGAATCAACCCAGCAGTTGCAAGCACTGAGCAAACTGAGCGACAAGGAGCTCATGGCAAAGGGGCTTGACCCGACGCAGGTTAAAGCTCTGGCAAAGAGCTTTGAAGAGGTTAATCAGAAAATTGCTGACGGCAGTTTGAATCTGGATACATATTCAAAAAAGATTGGTGAACTCTCTGGCCGAGAGCATTTGATCCAGTCTATTTGGAACATTTTTGAGGCTATCGAAAAAGTTGTTCAACCTGTGATGAAGGCGTGGCAGAAGATGTTTTCTCCTGTCAACGCCGAACAGATTTACAACATTGCCGAAGCAATTGACAGCTTTACTGCAAAGCTCAGCATCAGTGATGAAACCGCAGATAAAATCGAGCGAACGCTTAGTGGCGTTTTTGCAGTGCTGAATGTTGGAAGAAATGCACTTTTAGCCGTTGGCAAGGTTCTGGGAGAAGTATTCAATGCTGCATCTCCACTTGCTGGCGGCTTTTTAAGCATTACAGCAGCACTGGGCGATTGCTTGGTCGAGATGGCCAATGCAGTCAACAATTCTACCGTATTTAAGACCGTTCTCGATGGTATCCACTGGATTATTGGGAAAGTGTCCGAAGGAATGCAGGCCTTTGCAGGGGTATTGACCAATGTGTCGAATAACGTCTCTGTCGTGTTCGACCCGTTAAAGACCCTTGGTGAGTGGTTTACTTCCTTCATCAACTTTATTGCACCAGGGCTTTATGCATTTGGCTCTTCGGCGGACAAAATCTTTAAGGGGTTTGGTGCAAGCGCAAAGGAAGCCTTTAACAGTCTTGACACCGAGAAACTTGCAAATATTATCAACAGCGGCTTAGTTGCTGGTATTCTTGCAGGTGTCAAAGGCTTCCTGAAGGGAGCACAAGAGCTGACTTCTAGTGCAGGGGACGTTATTGGAAGCATCAAAAACACCGTCAATGCTATTAAAGATGTGCTCAACTCCCTTGGTGAGGCAATTGATGCATGGAAGCAGTCCAAGAAAGCCGAAACAATGATGACGATTGCAAAGGCTGTTGCCATTATGGCGGCATCTTTGACAGTGCTATCCATGATCAAGCCGGAGCGATTAGCTGGCGGGATTGGCGCACTTACTGCAACAATTGGCGAACTTGTCGGTGCATTTTTGCTGCTCGATAAATTTGGCGGAAAAACGAAAAGCGCTAAGCTTGGTGCAATGTCAGTGGCAATGGTTGCTATGGCATCGAGTGTCCTCATTCTGGCAGGTGCTGCTACAAAACTGGCATCTATCGACAGCGGAAAGTTAGTTTCGAGCATCGTTGCCCTTGGCTCTATCATGGGCGGGATGACTGCTGTTTCGGTCGTGCTCTCCAAAACTGGCGGTAAGTTCATGAAGGGCGCTACCAGCATGATTGCCTTTGCGACAGCTATTCGGATCATGGCGAGCGCTGTAAACGCCATGAGCGGACTGAGCTGGGATCAGATGAAGGTTGGTCTCGCAGGAATTGGCATCCTTTGCGTTGAACTGGGCGCTTTTCTGGCAGTGTCCAAGTTTGATAAGCTTGGCGTTCTGAAAGGGACTGGACTTATTCTGCTGGCAACTGCTCTGAACATTCTTCAGTCTGCGGTTGCGAAGTTTGGCAGCATGAATTTGAACGAGATTCAAAATGGATTGATTGCAGTCGGCGCTGCGCTGGCTGAGTTTGCGGCATTTGGGATTGTTGCAGGTTTTTCAAAGAAAATGCTTGCCAGCTCGGCTTCCGTGCTCATTCTTTCCAGTAGCATGGTCGTTCTCAGTAGAGCTATGAAATCCATTTCCGGTTTGGACGGAGAGAATATAAAAAAGAGCCTCATTGCAATTGGTGGCGCTCTTGCAGAATTTGTCCTTGCTCTGAATTTGACCAAGGGCACCCTCGGTTCAGCGGCTTCGCTGACTACCATGACTGTGGCAATCAATCTTCTGGTTCCGGCTCTGACAGGACTCGGTAACCTGAGCCTTGCACAAATCGGAACGGGACTACTGGCAATCGCCGGTGCGTTTGGTGTGGTTGGAGCTGCGGCGTTTATTCTTGCTCCGTTGACGCCAGTCATTACAGCGCTATCTATCGCTATGAGTGCGTTGGCTATTAGTCTTGGCGCACTTATGGCGTTGGCATCTGTGTCTCAGTTCTTTGGAAATCTGGCGTCAAGTTTGAGCCTTTTGAATAGTCTGAACTTCCAGGTATTTCTGAATGGAATTAAGGCAATGGCATGGCTGCTGGTTGAATTTGTAGCTGGAATCTTTAAAGGGCTGGCTACGATTGCCGGGACCATTGCAACTTCTATTGCAACCATTATTACGGCAGTCTGCGATGGCATTGCGCAGGCAGCACCAAGCATCGGCAATGCACTGGCTCAGCTTATCGTGACTGTTTGTAACGTTATCGTGCAGTGCAGTGAGCCCATTGGACAGGCTTTGTTCACGCTGGGCACTGTGGCGATTCAGACCATCATTGACTTGATTGCATGGGCCTGGGATGGCGGTGGCGGCGAAGGAGGCGGCATTAAGGGTGCTCTAAGCAGTTTGTGGGCGAATATTACGAGCTTTATTGGCGAGAAATTCAACCCTGCAAATTGGTTCAAGGAAGGCAGCTTGCTGGATGGGCTATTCGGAGCAGCCAACAAAGCAGCAGACGAACGTGATGCTACCGAGTATGGCAAATCTGTTGGTGATAAACTGGCAGAAGGCATGAATAACAGCCAGAAGGATGTTAGGGAAAGTAGCGTCAATCTGGCCAAAACGGTAGAGGATGCTACCAGAGAAACAGCTGGCATCAATTCCCCTAGCACCATGATGGAGGAAAACGGCTACTGGCTGGATATGGGCCTGGCACAGGGGATGGAAGGTTCTGCTGGTATGGCTGCTATTACGGCAGCGTGTGGCAATATTTCTTCCACCATCAATAGCCAGTTCCGAGACTATTGGGGTATCCATAGCCCAAGCACCGTTTCTCAGGGAGACGCCAGCAATATTCTGGCAGGCATGTGTATTGGCTTTAGCCAGACAGATGGGTTGCAGAACAGTCTCTTGGCGTTGAATGGCGGCATCCGTTCGACCCTTCTTAGTGGCATGGATACAACCAAGACTGATGTTACGAATAAAGCTACCAATATTGTTGGTGCCCTGAGCGGCGTGTTTGGTGGAACGACTACAACAGCCGAGAATATTCTGAAGACGTTGGGCGGCTCCGGTTCTACGACCACAAAACCCACTACGACGGGCCACACCAGCCCGACAAAGAAAACCGGAAAAACTCTAGCGGAGCAGATTGCCGAGAACTATTCCAAGAAGCTGAAAGCCAACAAATATTTGTTGGAAGCGGCCGATAAGGAATACTCTCTGTGGGAAGCCCGCGAGGGTGATATTGCAACCAATGAGCAAATTACCCAGAAAAGAAGTGAGTATATCGGCACAAAGATTACTCGGCAAACCAGTCGTGTGAAAATTGCGCAGGAGCAATATGACGAACTTCTCAAGAGAGTGGGCAAGAACAATGATAAGACCCGCGAAGCCTACAACACCCTGATGGACGAGCAGGCTACGCTGGAAAACCTGCAGAAAAGCCAATACGAAGATACATATTCCGATTTGTTTGACCGGTACGATGACGAAAGCAGCGCTGCTGAAAACGAGTACAGCTTCTGGAGCAGCAAGTACGAAAAGACAGCAACTGCTGCAGAAAAGTCGAACAAACAAATCGAACTCATCAACAAGAAAATCGGGATTCAGGCTAAAGCACTGACTACGGCAGAAGAAGAATACACGAAAACCAAGGATGCGTTCGGTGAGGAGAGCCGTAAGACCCAAGAGGCATATGCGCGGTATTTGAAAGAGCAAATCGAGTATCAGCAGTTGGTGAACAGCCTTAACAATGCTGAGCTTGACAGGTTCGATAAACAAAATGAGCGCTATGCTTTGGAGATGAAGACGTATTCCAACCAGCAGAGCATTCTTCTGAAGCTGTTTGAAGATGGTGATTACGGTGTTGTGACCTCTACCATCAACATGGGTGCTGCTCTGCGAAATATGTCCTACCAGCTGAAGCGCACCACGAATGCTTACGATAAGTATAACGAGTATGTACAGGCCGGAACGCAGAATACGGATGATGGACTGGTAGCTCTCCATGAACTGCAGGACGAGCGTTATAGCTTTATTGGGTATGCAGAAGCTTTTGCTGATGCGCTTAATATGAGTGATGATGCAAAGAAGGTCACCATGCAGCTTGGTATTGCCATTGCTGATAACTGGAAGTCCATCTCGAACGGATTCAATAAAGCATGGGGCAAAGTGCAGGAGTCGTATCCGGCAATTGCGCAGAAGCTCTCAAATTTCATTGGTTTGTATATGCGCGACGGTGCTGCGGAGACCATTACCGCTTCGATGTCTGCTGTTGTAGCAGCCATGAATGGCGATTATGGTACAGCCATCAGTTCGACCATCAGTGCATTACTGAATTTCCTCGGGTCTGACTTTGGAAAGACTCTGATGGATACGGTTAAGAACGGCTTTACGACATACATGCCGAAAATTGCATCTTTCATTGGTAAACTTTTTGAGGATGGCGGTTTACTGGCAGGTATCGGTAAGGTTGTTATGGGGCTGTTTGGAGAAGGCGGTGCATTGGCAGGCGTTGGAGAAGCCGTTATGGGTGTTCTGACAACCATTGCAGGTGTTATTGGTATAACGGTACCAGAACTCGGACTAATTATGTTGGCGATTGCTGCTATTGGTGTGGCTGGTTTTGCGCTTATCAAAAACTGGGATAAGGTAAAAGAGTGGTTTGCCAATTTTGGTGAATGGATCTCGAATCTGTTCCAGAATATTGCTGAGGGCATCGGAAACTTTGTGTCCAACTTGGTGGAAGGCATCGGCAATGTATTCAAGAAAATCTGGGAAGTCGGCAAGAACATCGGTCAGGGTCTTTGGAATGGTGTGACCAGTGTAGCCTCTGGCATCTGGAATGGTATCAAAGGCTTGGGCAGTTGGATCGTGAATGGCTTTAAGAGCATTTTCGGTATCCATTCTCCCTCGACTGTTATGGCTGAGCTGGGCGCTTACATGGGACAGGGCTTTGCAAATGGCATCACCAGTACCGAGGATGGTGTGAATCGTTCCATGGACGATATGACCAGCTCTGCACTTGACATTGCCACGAATGCGGCCCAGATGCTCTATGATGTTGCAACCGGACAGGAGACTGCTGAACCGATTTTTACGCCGGTGCTGAATCTTTCTGACTATGCATCTCCGACCAGCTGGGCAGCTACACAGGCATATACGCCTTCTGCTGAAACAGCGGAACGTGTGTATCGCAGTAATGAACTTGCACAGAGAATTGGTGGAAATCAAAATGGAGTCCTTACGAAGTCTCAGTCGGACAATAGCGATGTGGTAAACGCAATTAGCCAGCTGGGCAATCGCGTGGACCGAATGGCAGAATCGATCAGTAAAATGAAACTTGTGCTTGACAGCGGAAAGACTGTTGGCGAGTTGGCACCAAAAATCGATTCGAACATGGGCGGAAGAAATATTCTGGCAGAAAGAGGGGTGATTTGATTGGAACGCGAGTATTCTGTGAATTTTGGACAGTACAACACGTGGTCTGATTGGCACCTCACGCCTGCAGAACGCCCCATCGTTGTGCCTCCGACCGAAAAAACGCATAATATCGACTTGCCGGGTGGCAGTGGTGTAATTGATGCAGCACAAGCATTGACGGGCTACCCGGTATTTAACATGCGAGAAGGAAGCTGGGATTTTTATGTAGAAAATGACATCGAACCCTTTATGACGATCTACAGCAAGGTGATGGCCGCACTTCAGGGCAAACGACTTCGTGTTAGTTTGGAAGAAGATGCAGCCTATTTTTATGAAGGCCGATGCTGGGTGGACAATCCCAAACAAAGCAACGGTCACACCATACTCACCATAAACTACAGCTTCAACCCGTATAAGCACAAGTTTGCAGACATTGGGAAAGTTGTGAAAATTGCCGTTAATGGCAGCGCTACTATTTTCTCTGGTTCGGTCAGCAATTATACGGGCGAGCCGATTTGTCCTAAATTGGGCATCGAATTGTCTTCTGGGGATACTATGTCCATCGAGTTCACAACATCTAGCAGACGGTATACAACATCGCTTGCAAAAGGCACGTGGGTTGACCCCATTATCATGCTGATACCAGGGGAAACGACGTCTATTGTTGCGAAAGGATATGGGACAGTGAGCTTACAGGCGATTGGAGGATGGTTATAGTATGTTTAGCGTATACGCTGACGACAAACTGTTCTATTCGCCACGACTGTTGGATGAGAGATATGCCATTACAGAACCTCAGGCAACGCTTGAACTGAATAAAGCAGGCAGCTTTACGTTTAATTTGCCATTCATCAATCCGATGTACTCCAGTTTGAAAAAACTGAAGACGATCATTACGATTCGAGAAGATGACGAGGTGCTCTGGAAAGGTCGTGTATTAAACGACGCGAAAGACTTTTACAACACCAAGGCAGTTACTTGTGAAGGTGAACTGGCTTTTCTGAACGATATTCAATATGAACCACATGATTATTCCAAAAAAGGAATTAAAATGGGGGAGTATTTCAAGAAGCTTATTGAGCACTATGCTTCTGAATGTTCGGAAGAGCGAATGATCAAACTCGGCAATGTACGAGGAGCCTTTACGGATGTGCTTATCTATCCCAAAACAACGGACTACACGAACGTTTGGAATCTTATTTCCGGCAATCTTATTGGTGCATCAACCGGTAAAGTTGGTAAGGACGAGGTAGACCTGAGTGATTACGATAGATATTTGTACATCCGAAGGGAAAAAGGTGTATCTTACATTGATTTTGTGGACGACATTGGAAAAGCATCTAGCCAGATTATCGAATTTGGCAAAAATCTTCTGGATTTGAGTGAGTATGTGGATGCTTCCAATGTTTACACACAGATCATTCCGCTTGGCAAAGCTGACAGCAAAGGAAACCGTGTTGATATCAAACTTGTAAATGGCGGAAAAAACTATTTACAGTCTGATAGTGCCATTGCACTCTTTGGCAAAATCCAAAAATCAGTTATCTGGGAAGATGTAACCAATCGAAACACTTTGAAAGCAAACGGGCAACGAATGCTGAATAAGGCTGTTGAGATGGCAATTAAAATTACGATTCGCGCATTCGATCTGCATCGAATCAATGTCAATACTGACAAAATTGATTTTGGTGACAAAGTTCATGTTGTAAGTCTGCCGCATGAAATCAGTTCGGACTTTCTTTGTTCCAAGATTGTATTCACACTCGATAATCTTGAAAATACAGAGTATACGTTCGGATTGGATTTTGAAACCATGTCCGGTAGCTTTGCATCCTACAAGCGTACCTACCAGTATAAAATGGAAAGCGCACTGGAGATCGGTAATCAGAATACGCAGGGCCTTCTCGATGCGATGACCCGTATGGACTCTTTGCAAACACAAGTAGATAGCAGCATCTGCTCATGGTTTTATCCCGGTGTTCCTACAGCAGAAAACTATCCAGCTGTTGAGTGGACAACACCTGAAGCAAAACATGCTCACATCGGTGACCTGTACTATGACAAGTCAACGGGTATTGGATACCGCTGGACAGAGAATAGTGGGGGTTACTATTGGGATGTTATCGAAGACAAGCAAGTTCAGCAAGCTTTGCAGAATGCCTCACGGGCACAGTCTACTGCGGATGGAAAAGTGCGTTGCTTCAGCGCCCAGCCGTACCCTCCGTATGAGGTTGGTGACCTTTGGGTACAAGGTGGTAGCGGTGATATTTTGTGCTGTCAGCACGATCGTGAAAGCGGCAGTTATGTGGCAAGTGATTGGGTGAGAGCATCGAAGTACACCGACGATACCAAAGCTATTGAAGCCGGAAAAACAGCAACAGATTACATCAAAGATGGCCCAGGTGGAGTTCAGGTCGGCCCCAATGGAAGCAGCAATGTAACCATGACTGACGAGGGGCTGGTTTTTAATGGCATCCGCAATCTGGTCCCTCTTTGGGAAAATGCTGATCCTACATCCGGTATGGCAGGAGGAACAGTTATCTGTTCAGATGGGCGTCTGGCATCTTACGCAGCAATTGCAATTGGTTGTCAGGAATATTACACAAGCCCATTTGATAGCGCTTCGACAGAAGGCGGCCTGATCCAGTACACAATCGTAGTGCTGAATGGAAAAGAAGCACGTTGTTCTTATGCGTGGGATAAACCTCGTGCACGCAAGGTAACTGCCAGCAAAAACGGAATCACCTTTGGACCGGGCGGCTACTACGACACCAAAAAACTGGACAAGTGGATATGGCCGTGGACTGATGTGACATACGGCGCAAAGTTCGATGCTCACAATCAGTGCTGCGTCCCAGTCGTTGTTTACGGATTTCTTTGAGGAGGTGGTGCTATGTATGTTACTACGTATAAAGCGGATGGGACGATTACCAGTATTGGAAAGGTGAACGATTCTTTCCCTGTAGACCGCGAGCACCCGCCTGATGGCTTGCTGTACACGGATGAGATACCGGATGGCCGGGGCATCATCCTGCAGTATAGAATTCAAAATGGAGAATTTGTTTATTCTCCGCAACCAACCACAACCGAAGATAAGACCGAAGAAGAGGAGGTAACTTATCAATGACTGAATTGAATCTGATCCTTTCTAAGAATGGTCAGGCACAGCTGGCAGATGGCAGCAGCACCCTGAACATGGGCTATGAGGGCAACAAGAGCGTTTATGCTCTGCGTATCTCGCCCCGTGATGAGTGGGCAAACCTGACCATCAGCGCCTACTGGCACACCCCGAACAAGGAAATCACGCCTCCGGCAACCCTGTTCGCAAACAACGTGGCAAACGTCCCGGCTATCGTAACCGCGATCTCTGGCGAGGGCAAGGTGACCTTCCAGGGCATTCGCGATGGCGTAATCGTCACCAGCGCAGACGTGCCCTACACCATTGGCGAGAACAGCGGCACCGAAACGGCAGACCTTCCTGATGCTGGCAGCACTACATGGGAGCAGCTGATTGCTGCAACGCAGGCAAGCGCAGATGCAGCACGGAAGGCTCAGGAAGCAACTGAAAAAGCGGCCACCAGTCTGAGCGCTGTTCTGACCGCTTCTGCTGCAGCACACAACGGCATCTTCCGTGGTAAGAACCTGGGTTCTGCTCCCACGGAGGCACAGCTGGCAGCCATCAAGGCGGGTACCTTTGACGACCTGTACGTGGGTGACTACTGGTCTAATGGCGGCGTGAATTATCGTATCGCCGCTTTTGACTATTACCTGAAGTGCGGTGACACCAGTTTCGATCGTCACCATGCGGTCATCGTACCGGACACCCGGCTGTACACCCACAACATGAACGCAACCAATACGACCGAGGGCGGTTACATTAACAGCCTGATGCGCCTTGAAGGTCTGGCACAGGCCAAGGAGAAGGCGGTTGCAGTGTTTGGTGCAGACCATGTGCTGACCCATCGTGTCTACCTGACCAATGCTGTGACCAACGGTAAGCCTTCTGGCGGCGCATGGTTCGATAGTGATGTGGAGCTGATGAACGAGAACATGGTCTACGGCAGCCATATCTTTGCTCCTGGCTGCGACGGCAGCACGATTCCCACGAACTATACTGTGGAGAAGAGCCAGCTGCCTCTGTTCCAGCTTGCACCGCATCTGATCTCGAACCGCCAGTGGTTCTGGCTGCGGGATGTAGTTTCGTCTGCGTCCTTCGCGTATGTGAACGACTACGGTCTTGCGAACTACTACTGCGCTTCGTTTGAGGGTGGCGTTCGTCCCGATTTCCTCATCGGTTGATCAACCATCAGGCGGCCTTGTGCCGCCGTTATTTTTTTTGTTTGAAAGAAGGACTTTTGCGTGTCTAATATTCCTAAAAGTAGGAGAAAAGCGACCTCATTGGATGCTTTGGCACTGGCCCAGAATATTCGCTCTGAAATTACAACGGAGTTGATGCTGACTTTTGGGTACAGCGAAAAACGGCTGGAACAGCACATCCGTAAAGTCACAGATTATATTCAGGACGATGCGCTGCGGGAACGAGCTGCAGCTCAACTTCGGGAGACTAATCAGGACTTTAGTATGTGGTTTATTGAGAAAGAGCGGGACGAGGTTCTGAGGCTTTCTCGTGGAATGTCGGCACACCTTCGGGCAGCTAACACGATCAGTCCTGTCAATATGAGTGAATTTGAGGAGCGCAGACTGCAACTGGACAAAGCGCTGGAATGTTGCAATGTGCTCCAGGACGAACTGAACTATATTGCAAAAGTTCTGCCTGCTGACAAAAACAAATACACGCGCATTGTATTGAAGCTTGAGAAAGACTTCAACCTCATTAAAAAATTGCGGCAATCTGATAACGGGCGTTTCCTACCGCACATTCAGGCAGCCGCAAAATCCGAATAACAACAATTGGGTAGCCTTTGAAAAGTTTCGTCTACGTACTTCGCGAATGTGAACAACAACGGTAATGCGAACTACAACAACGCTTCGAATGAGAATGGCGTTCGTCCCGATTTCACATCCGTGCATTATGGACAGGATTCCCTGCACGGCAATGGGAAAGGAAAGGCTATCCGTTCGGGAGATAACCCGATGAATGATAACTGTGACGGTTCCGGTTACGACCGATGAACTTACAGCGCAGTTTATGAGGCAAAATGAATCCTTATTACGACACAAACGTTCTCTATGATGCGGGAGACCGCGCAATGAATGGCTCCCAGTTTAAGTATGCTTCGAAACTTTATAAGTTGAATCAGCTTCTCATCACAGCAAAATTACAGAAGGCACTTCAAAATGGAACTTACCATCCGAAAGGGAGTATGAAGTTCCGATATCGTGAGCGAGGAAAGGAACGCCTCATTTCCAGCATCGTGACCCCTGACAAGGCGGTGAATCATGTAATTTGTGACGAGGTGCTGACTCCATATCTACAAAAGTTTCTACAGTACGACAATTCGGCATCTCAGAAGGGGAAAGGCGTAGCATTTCATCGAAGGCGTTTTGAAAATGACCTGCGTAACTACTACCGCGAAGAAGGTACGAATGAAGGGTATGTGCTTTTTATCGACTTCAGCGGGTATTATGCAAACATTCAGCATGAACCGTGTAAGGCGGTGCTTCACGAGCTACTCGAAAAGAGCGGTCTAAGTGATGAACTTCGGCTTATCACCGAGGACTTGATGGATGAGATTTTCAAGACGTTCGAGATGGATGTCAGCCGATTCTCGGACGAGGACATTGAAGCCATGATGAATGGCAAGGTTGACCCTTTTATGAACATGGGCGTGCCGAAAGAGCTTTTGACCGGTGAAAAGATGCTGGCAAAGGGAGCCGATATTGGCAACCAGCTGGCGCAAAACATTGGTATCACATTTCCTTACCGAATCGATAACTACTGTAAAATTGTCTGCGGCATGAAGCATCAAGGCCGCTATTCTGACGATATGCATATCATCCATCGGAGCAAAGAAGTGCTTCTGAAGGTTTTAGAGGGTGTCAAGACAATCGCGGCAGAGTACGGGCTGATTCTCAATGAGAAAAAGACGCACATCTGCAAGCTTTCTGGCGAGTATCGTTACCTTCAGATGAAGTATACGTTGCTTCAAAATGGAGTGGTTGTACGAAGAATTCACCCAAAAGCAATCACAAGAGAACGCCGTAAATTAAAGGCTTATAAGCGCCTGCTGGACAAAGAAATCATAACCATAGAAGAAATTGATGGTTATTTTCGCTCCTGGCTCAGCGGGAACTACAAGTATATGAGCCGCGACCAAATCTATAAGATGAACAGTCTGTACGTGAAGCTGTTCGGAAGGAGTGTAACATGGAAGAAAGGGCATGGAAGGTTACGTTGGCTGATGGCACATCCCTCGGCAGCCTGAAGCTGAACGGTAACAACTTCATCAGTACCACCGAAGTCACCAAAGAGATGTTCGAGGACAATCTGACAGAAGTGACCATCGAGGGCGGTGACACCATCGAGAAGCATGAGAACATGGAACTGGTGCAGATCAGCAAGATGGGCGAAGAGTGGTGGTTTATCCTGCGGGATATTCCGGCAGAGGAACTGGAGCAGATGGCTCTGAAGGCACAGCTGGATTATCTGAGCATGATGGTTGACCCCGAGCTGTAAGGAGGAGTTCAAAATGGCAAATCACAGTAAGAAGTTCAACGATGTGCGTTCCTACTACAAGTACCACATGTGGAAGAAGCGGCAGGTCGTGAATGCCGTGAAACAGGGCTGGATCACGGAGTACGAGTACGAGGAGATCACCGGCGAAAGCTATCCCGTACAGAAAGAGGAAGAAGTGGCCGTGGCAGCCGTGCCGGTTACTGAGACTCCTCAGGTTCCTGTTACGGCGGAGACCGAGAGCAACGCTAAGGGTGCAAGTGAGGAAGCAGATGTGACCTCCGAGGAATAAGGAGGGCATATGAGCATCGAAGCATATTCTCTTCTGAAGAACGGCAACCTGAAGCTCTCGGAACACTTCAAAGTTCGGGAGTTTTATTGCCGAGACGGCTCTGACCCGATTTTCGTGGATACAGAGCTTGTGGAAATTCTGGAGAAGATTCGTACCCACTTCAACAAGCCTGTGACCATCACGAGTGCATTCCGCACGGCAAGCTGGAACGCTAAACAGAAGAATGCAGCCAAGTACAGTCAGCACCTCTATGGCAAGGCGGCGGACATTCAGGTGCAGGGCATCAGCGTGGAGCAGGTGTATGCCTACGCGGACAAGCTGCTTGCAGGTAGGGGAGGCGTGGGCATCTATCCTCCCGGCCTTGGCAGAGCGAACGGCTGGGTGCACGTGGATGTGCGCAAAGAAAAGAGCCGGTGGAGGGGGTGATGCCAATGCAGAGTATTCTTTCCTTCATCAGCGCTCACTGGATGGAATGGGCAATCGGATTACTTAGTTTTGGCTGGGGCTATCTCATCAAAAAGATGACCGAGTACAAGAACATCAAGGACGGTTTGCTCGCCATCATGCACGATCGGCTGTATCAGATGTCTACCTTCTTTCTCAAAGAGGGGTACATTAACACGTCGGCTCTGAAAAATCTGGAATACCTTTATAATAGTTATCATGCTCTTGGCGGAAACGGCACTGGTACAGAACTGTACACCCGCGCCAAGGGGCTGCCAATCAAGGAGGACTAACATATGAATGCGCATATTGTAACGAACCGCAGCATCTCGGCTGGTACCATCGCACGAACTGCTGTTCTGCTGCTGGCCCTGACCAACCAGGTGCTTTCTGCTCTGGGTAAGCCGGTTCTTCCCATCGAAAGTGCTCAGCTGGAGCAGTTGGTAAGTGTCGGTATCACGACCGTGGCTTCTCTCGTGGCCTGGTGGAAGAACAACTCGTTCACGCAGGAGGCTCTGGCCGCTGATGTGGAATACGAGCGCCAGCGGAAGCTGAACGGGAAATAA